GTCTTAAATATACAGGCATGCTGTATACATCATCATGGCTAAACCCACCATTAGAGAAGTACAGAAGTTGAAATATCTGCTTGTGTAGAATGGGCCTGTATTCAGACCCTAGGCCAAAAAAAGTCGACGGTCATAGGTATTTGTACAGATGTCTCGTGGCCACATTCTTCGCATTCGAAATATACAGTCATATCTACATCAGGTGTTACCTTTTCAAGATGATTTCTAAATGCCAAAGAATCTCTAGATATAAATTCATTTTCAACAAATTTATTTATTGTGTTTCTATCTTCCTCACCATCTACTGCAACGATTACTTGCTTAAGCCTACTAGTTAAATCATAAGAAATTGTAGAAGAATGTGTTTTCTTTTTCATTCTTTTAATTTCTGCTTGTACTTTTTCTTCGTCTTTATGAGAAAGAATCTTAAATGTAATTGTTTTTTTACTTAAAGGTAATACAAATTCAAACCTATTACCATTATCAACAATTTCAATATCTTTATTTTTTAGAGTTGCAAGGTCAACTGTTTCTTTTTGTTTATGACCACAAGCAGGACAAGGTATCTCAACAGGATATTCAGCACCATAACCTAATATTCTTGCTGCAACCATTACTGCATTTTTATCTCCCAATAATAGGTCGTCATAATTAACTCTTTTACCTTCTCCATTACCTATAATTAAAGAACGCAATAACATATCAATAACCACACCTTTTTGTATAAGGTTTTGAGAAGTAAGAATGTCTTCTTCTTTTGCAGTCATATATTTCATTTCAATTTTACCTGTACGTAATGGATGCTCTTCTGGATATAACAATCCTTTACTTGGTAAATCTATGATTTCTGTTGGAAATTTAGAATCAGAAACTCTTTTTATTTCTGTTTCTTGAATTAGCTGTTCTTTTAATTGGTCTGTTGATAATCCTTTTCCAGGATATTCGTCCGTAACTTTTGCCATTGTATAACTCCTTATTGTTTTTTATAACTAGTATATATAAATATATATCAACTAAAAAGTTTGCAAAAAAATAGCCTGAATTAACAGGCTACTTAATTTTATATAGAATATGATATTAGTATTGTAATATCCAATAGTCACATCTGATTGTTAGTGTAATGATTGCAGGAGCTCCATCATTTTCCCAAGAGATTTCACCAAAATCTGCATCTACAAGAAAACCACCTTTACCAGTCCATTCTTCTACTTTATCACCTACAGGTCCAAGTACATTGATTGTTACGTCTTTCTTGTAAAAATCAGCGTATCCATTTCTACCTGTTACAGATTCGTGATGTAGTCTTACCCATTCCATAACGGCCTGAGCACCTGATGGTACAATTGGGTCATATAGTTCTACAGTTATCGCATCCCAAGCACTTCTACCTTTAATATATCTAGAATTATTGATATGCTTGATTTCTGTCTCATTGTTAACAATTTTTGGTCTTGCTGCTTTACGAATTAAGTATGAAGGTATACCATCAACATAGAATACAAATCTATTTGTTACCTTTGGCTCGAATGCCGTGAACATTAATTCTGTTGGGTCTATTAAGTTTGCCATTTGTTTTATCTCCTATTTAATATAAATATCCTTAATCGTTAAATGTTGCACCTGTTGGCATGATATTAAAGTCAACTACTATAAACTCTGCAGCTTTAGCCGGTTGGATAAATATATCACCTTTCATGATGTTTCTATCTATGATATCTGGTGTGTTGTTTGTTTCGTCCATTACAACCTTGAAAGCAAATAGACCTTGTCTTTGTTGAACTGATTCCATATAAGGATTAACTTGTGATAAGAATCTGTTTCTAGTTGTAGTCGTATTGTTTTCAAACAGTAAGAATTTAGATACTGATGCAATAAACTTCTTAAGGTTAATCAATAATCTTCGTACGTTTACACGGTCAAGAGCAGAAGCTTTCTTTTGTAAAGTTTTCTGTCCCCATACACAAACACCTTCACCAGGGAATGTTGCAACTGGGTTAACGTTTCCTTCATATAACACATCTCTGTTAGCGTGTGTTAATTTTCTTGCAGCCTGTACTACTGTTTCCTGTCCACCTCTATTAAGACCAGCAGGAGCAAACCATTCTGCAGATACCTTATCGTTAAATGCATATATACTTGGCATGATTACCGATTGTGGTACCCAAATGTATTTACCTGTAGAAGGGTCAGCAATTTGTACCCATGGCCAATACATTGCTGCATATGATGAGTCAAAGTTTTCTGCCTGTTGTACTACAGATGCAATGTTTGTTGTTTGATAGTCTACTGGGTCAATGATTGTCATCACATCACCACGTTCTTCACATACAGTAACCATCTTATTAGTTAATGCTGCAGACATTTGATATGTAAGTCCTGGAGCAATAAGTAGGTTAATATCAAATTCATCTTGATTAGATAATAGATTGAATGCACAGTTATATGCAATATATCCAGTATCTGTATCAGCTGCTATATCTAACCCCTGGAAATTACCAGCAGTAGAAGCTTCGTAATAGTTAGCAGCACCTGGAGTAGATGAACCTAATGGTGAGTCAACAATAAAGTTTGTACCATCAGAACCACCAAAGAATGAACCTGAACTATTATTTATAGGTAGCGAAGCTGTTAGATTTGTATCTCTAATATCTCCATTTTCTGTTAAATAATCTACAGTATTTGCAATAGTTGATTCATCGATGTATACAAATTGTGAGCGGTTCTTAAAGTTTCCTGAAGGTTGTATATATGGTGAAGCAGTTGTTGAATCTCCAATAGTTGGTCTTTGTGTACCAATTACTGCACCGATATAATTTCTTTCGTTAGGGTCAAGTGAACAATTATTCCAAGTTTCAAGTATTACCTTTCTCTTTTTAGAATCATCACCTCTACGGATAGCTAAAGTAAATGTACCTTTCTTTTCACTAACATTAGATACTTCCCATCTTAAATTATTTCTTGTACCAAATTTAGTTCCAACACCAGATAAAGATGTAGAAA